AGACAAATCCGCTATATGTCTCGCTGAGACGTTCGGCCAGAAATGCCCTATCTGTGAACACCGGTCGATATTGAGAAACGAAGGAGCAGACGAAGACGTTTGGAAAGGTCTCTATCCAAAACGCCGGGCCGTGTATAACATCGTTTGTTTCGACAGTTCTCGCGACGAAGACAAAGGCGTACAGATCTGGGAAGTGGCCGAGTTCTACATGCAAAAGCATTTGGACACTTTGGTAAAGGGAAGTAGACGTCCCGGCCGCAAGGAATCCGGTGCTCTTGTTCCTTTCACTGATCCTGATGAAGGTAAATCCGTTGCCTTTACTATCAATCCTCCGAAATCCCGAAATGACTTCGCCGAGTATATCGGCCATCGGTTTGAAGATCGGGACTATGAAATCTCTGACGACCTCCTCCAAGATGCACATATACTTGACGAACTGTTGAAGGTTTTGTCATATGAAGAAGTATATGAATTGTACTACGACGAATCCGTTGACGAAGATGATGAGGAGGAGTACGATGATCCTGATGAGGATGAGGATGATCCTGATGAGGATGAGGATGATCCTGATGAGGATGAAGAGGAAGATGACGACGACGACGAAGAAGAGGAGGATGAGGAAGAAGAAGACGAAGAAGAAGATGATGAAGAAGAGGATGAGGAAGGAACTTGTCCCGGCGGCGGAGAATTCGGAGTAGATACCAACGAACTCGACGACTGCGATGAATGCGAGCAATGGGAAGAATGCTTGGCCGAACAGCAAGCGAAGAAGAAAAAGAAACGGCGCAAAGCGAAACCCAAACCGAAAAAGAAAGCGAAGAAGAAAAAGTCTAAGCGGTAAATCCTTGGCGGGCGGTACTCCGGTACTGCCCGCTTAACTTTAGGAGCAATGATGAAAAAGTTAAAAAGGAAAACGGATCGAGATGTTGAAGAAGTATTATCGGATGAGGAAGTAATGCCGCCGGTATTGAGGAAGCCCAAGATGACTCGCCTCCTTTCTACCGGTAGCACGCTTCTTGACTTAGCTATCTCGGGCAAGGTTACAAAATATGGAGGAGTGCCGGGCGGTATTATCATGGAAGTATATGGCCCGTCTGGTGCTGGCAAAACTGCAGTATTAACTTCTCTAACTGCTAGCGGCCAAAGTAAAGGCGGTGCCGCAAAGTTCTTAGATCCCGAAGCAAGATTGAATCAGGAGTACTCCAGAATATATGGAATGAAACTTAAGTCCAAGGAGTATTACCGACCGGATCTGGTTGAGGAGATGTTCGACCATATCTATGATTGGGATCCTAAGACGAAGAGAAAAAAAGCGATTAGTATTATCGCCGCCGACTCATTGGCCGCACTAACTACTGATTGGGAATTGGCCGGAACAGATCAGTATGGGATGAGGAGAGCAAAACAGTTCTCTGAAGGCCTGAGAAAAACGGCTCGCATTATTGCCAATGAGAATTGGATCGTTGCTTGTAGTAATCAAGAGCGACACGGACCTAGCGGTATAACGACTCCGGGCGGCAAAGGTATTCCATACTACTCTTCTTTGCGAATCCGAATTGCTCCTCAATTTCCAAAAGGCAAGATTTATAAAGAGAAAAAGATCGGATCGAAGAAAGTGAAACGAACCGAAGGTATTATCAGCACTGCCACCGTCACAAAGTCATCTATAGATGAGCCTCACAGGGATGCTCCGATATACATTATTTTCGGATACGGTATTGACGACATAAGAGGCAACCTCCTATATATGAAAGACATGACCGGAGGCAAGAAGTACAATTGCATCTCTAAGAACTACACCCGTATTGATCAGGCTATCAACTGGATCGAAACTCATCAGCATGAAGAAGAACTCCGACAACAAACAATTGAAGTTTGGAGAGACGTACAGAAAAAGTTTCGAACCGAACGCAAACCTAAAATGGTGATTTGACTTATTATGAAAATGATAAATGGAGGAAACTACTCACCAGATAATTGTAGGTGGGCTACACGAAAACAACAAGCGAACAACAGAAGAGAAAGGAGAGAAGAGAATGCTCAAAATTATTACTTGGGATGAAGAAAAAAACAAGGTCGGCGAAACAGTAGATATTCCCTACGCCGACGGTTTCGGAATCTCCACTAACGGAGACCTTGTTATTACTCAAGCAATCGGCTCTGTCGCTATGCCGGGCCAGCCGCAAATTGGCAAAAATATCTGCGCCGTTGCCGCGGGCCATTGGGTAAGAGCAGACGCTATCGACAACACCGTTCAGGCCGTACCTCCCGGAGTAACAGTCGGGCCGGGATTTCCGGGACAGCCTCAGTAAAATGATTATTGTCGATTCAAATAATATCGCCTACATTGCTTACTTCTCGCTAGGCGAATTATCTGAGGGAGAAGTCCGAACTGGTACTGTATTCGGTTTTCTAAATATAGTAAATCGGATAGCAGGCCAGTTCGGTACTTCTTTTGTTTTCTGTTTCGATAGTAAGAAGAACATGAGGAAAGAAGTAGACGGCCTGTATAAGCGGAACCGACACAAAGACCTTGATGCTCAACAGTTCCACGAACTAAATGAGATGCATCGACAAATGAGGGATCTCAGAAGAGAAGTTCTTCCTAAAATGGGATTCAAAAATGTGAAAGTGAAAAAAGGATATGAGGCCGATGATCTCATAGCACACTACGCTCTTAAGTACAAAGATGATCACCATATAACCATTGTCAGCACCGACAAAGATTTATATCAGTTGCTAGATAGTAATGTTGATATCTATAATCCTCGCACCAAAAAGAAATTCACCCTCCAAGACTTTGAAAACAAGTATAAAATCTCTCCTAATGATTGGCCGCTAGTAAAGGCGATTGCCGGTGATACTTCCGACAACATAAAAGGAGTTTGGAAAGTAGGAGAGAAAACAGCAATCAAATATATCAAGCATAACTTGTCTCATACCGCTAAGACGTACGCTTCTATTAAAGAGGACTGGGAAAATGTTATGCTCAACATGAACCTAATTGAACTGCCGTACCTTGGAGGCCGCGGCATAAAGTTCGGCTACAAGAAAAATGAGTTCACGGCTGAGAAGTTCTTAGCGGTATTCGACCGGCTTAGATTCATCCATTATTTAAGAGAAGAGCAATTTGAAAAATGGCAAAAGAACTTTAAACTAAAAAAGGAGAAGCGAAATGAAAAAATTACAAGAAGATCTCGCCAAACAGTTTTTCGGAATGACTTTGAGGGTCGCCCTATCAAAAAGGGTTTGCGTAAGTTGTCGGGCAAGCGCTAGAAGAGGTATGTTCCACTCCGACGAAGCATATGAGGAGTATAAGAAAGATGGCCTGTGCCAGCACTGCCAAGATGAATTGGGCCGTACTATCCGAGGGGCCAAACTGAACGCCTTCAGACATCCCGGCCCGCTTTACTCCAACATTGATCCTCGCTATCCTTTGGTAGAAGAGGCGCTCAGTGCTTAAGTCCATAGTAATAAAAAACTTCCAGAGCCATAAGAAGACAATTATCAAACTGGTGAAGGGAGTAAATGTCATTGTCGGAAAATCGCAGGCCGGGAAGACCGCTATCGTCCGGGCATTAGAACTGGTATTGACTAACCGGCCATCCGGGGATCGATTTGTCCGACACGGTGAGGATTCTACTTCTGTAACTATCCGAACCTATGAAGGTGATAAAGTAGTAATAACGAAGACACCAAAGGGGAGGACTTATAAAGTCAATGGTACTTCCTACAGAAAGTTCGGAAAAACTTTGCCTGAAGAAGTTGAAGGAGTTCTTAAAATGTCCTCCATCAACATCCAATCCCAATTGGACTCCCCTTTTCTCATCACTTCTAGCGGCTCCGAAATCGCCAAAACAATCAACCGGATTACTAAGGCCGAAAAAGTTGACGACTGGATCTCGCTTGCTTCCAAAGAAGCCGCTAGAAGTAGAAGAGCAGAGACTATTATAAGTGGCGACATATCGGATATAAAAGTTAAGCTAGCCGGACTCCAAGATATAGGAGCGGTTAGCAAGAAAGTAAAAGAAGTAAAAGTACTAAATGGTCGCCGTTTATCAGTTCTCGAAGGGTGGAACAGCCTTAGGAAATTGACTGACGAACTTGAATCGCACTCTAAAAAAATGATCCCCATTCAGGGATCCCTTGATTTGCTCCCCAAAGTCTCCAAAGCGGAAGAGAATCTTGAGCAAGCTAAGGAGATTAAGGCACAAACTAAACTTGTCTCCAATTTTATACATCATTCCCGATTACTTCTAGGTATAAATCATGCCATCACATATTTGACCGAGAAAATGGCCCGCTATGTGGCTATTATGGCCGTTATTGACCGGTCTAGATCGGATATTGATCTGATTAAATCATATATATCTGATGTTTCGGAGAAGAAGTCGATAGGAAGTGAAGTAATTGACTTAAAAGATGTATATCTCTCCGCTATAATGGAAGACGAAACGTGCCCAACTTGCTTTGGCCGGATCAACGCCAAAGCAATTAAGAGGATAAAGGATTCGATATGAATTTTATACTACTCTCAGATGTTCATGCTACAAGCCTTCAACCCAGAGGCAGAAAAGATGACTATGCCGAAACCGTGATGAACAAACTCGATTACGTCTACTCATTTGCCGAAAGAAAAAAAGCGGTGGTATTGCAAGCCGGAGATTACGTTGACCGGCCCAGAGAGTGGTTGATGCTTCCGCGGCTTATATCTCTACTCAAGACGTATGAGTCGGTGAAGACATATATGGTGATCGGTCAACATGATATGTATATGAGGACCAGAACGACTGAGGATTTTAGATCTACTACCATCGGCCTCCTCCAAGAAATGGAGTTGGTAAATATAGTGAGGACCGCCACTGTCGGAGGAGTCGGTATAAGTGGCGCTGGCTGGGAAGAAGACGAAGTAGTTCCAAAGATCGCTGCAAACGCTACTCATAAGAAGAGAATCCTCATCATTCATGCTCCTATATCGATGAACAAGGAGACCGGTATATCGACACTGGGAGCGAAGACATTCGCCAAGAAGCATTTGGCCTTTGACGTTATCCTTTGTGGAGATATTCACAAATCCTTTTTCTATCATACGGAAGGCACTACCATTGTGAACACCGGGCCGTTGGTGAGGAAAGAGGCGACCAGATATAACATGCTTCACGAACCTCATTTTTATCTCTATGATTCCAGAACAGGAAAGTTCCAAAAGAAAATGGTTCCTTGTGAGGAGAGTAAAGATGTAATCTCCAGAGACCACATAGATCGAGAAGCCGAGATAAACGGTATTATGAATCAATTCATGGAGGCCGTTGAAGCAACCACTGGAGTCAACTCCTCAGATGTACTTGTTAATCTTTATATGTATATGAAGAGGATCAAGGTGAGTAAGGAAGTAAAATTTATAATTGAAAGGATTATCGATGCCAGTTAATCTTGAACAGATCAAAAGTAAAATCGACCGGCTCAAAACTAAGGCGGCCGTATTGAAAGAGAAGATCATAGAGACCAAGGCCAAACTCAAGAAGAAGTACAAGGTGACGAGCATTAAAGAAGCCAAGGTCATGCAGAAGAAAATGGAAAAAGAAATTCGAAGCCTTGAGGCCGAGGCCAAGAGTCTCCTCGAAGAAGTAGAAACCAAACTGGAAGATTTTGAAAATGACGACGACTAATCCATTCGAGTTGAAAGAGCGATTAGATGCTGCCGAAGAAAAGGTTAAGCATTTAAAATGGAAGAAGAAGGAACTCATTAAAAACAAGAAGGACAAAATCGCCAAAAGAAAAGAGGAGAGGACCAACCTTAAAAATTATCTGGAAGCAAGAGAGGTAATAAATAAAGCGCTCGACATAACGCAAGCGAAACTTAAGAGCCGTATTGATTCATTAGTGACACTTGCAATTAATTCCGTATTCGATAGAGAATTCAAATTCGAACTACTCATAGAGAAGAAGTACAACCGTATGGTATGCACCCCCATTGTAACAGAAGGGGATCGGCAATATAGACCGAAGGAAGATATGGGTGGCGGTATCATTGACATTATATCGTTTGCTTTTCGGGTCGTATTGTGGTCTTTAGAACACCCTAGAAGTCGAAATACTTTTATATTAGATGAGCCTATGAGATTTGTCGGAAAAGGCGAACTTCTCGATAGGGCCGGTAACATACTCTCTGAGATGTCACACCGATTGGGATTTCAACTGTTGGTTGTGACACATGAGAAAGAACTAAGTGAGGTCGGAGACAAGGCTTATCAAATTGAACATATAAAAGGAATCAGCAAAGCGAAGGTGATTAGAAAATAGTAATTGCTGATAAGGTGATCAAGTGAGATTGCGAAGACTCATACGAAAACTTAGACTACTCACCAGAGCCAAAAAGAAAGTAATCCGACGATACCGACACGACATATCTAATAAAGATGTTCTTGAGAAAATAAAACAAGGTTGGTCTGTCCGCAAATGTAGTGATCACTTTAACTGCTCCAAGAATTTGATACTAGCAGTAGTCAATGGAACGAGGCCCGAGGCACCGCCCATTGTTGAACTAAGTAAAAAAGAAATGTGTACTTGCTGTTTGATCCGGCCAAGAAAAAAAGGCAACCGCTTCTTATGTGAGTACTGTTTTGAAAATAAAGGCGACGCAGATATCGATATATATACTGTTGAATACGGAGACCACATAGACTACTACATCGAATAGAAGGGAGACGTGGTGGGAAAAAGTAATAAAGGACCTAAGTTCGAAAGGGACTTTTGCAAGGAGTTAAGTCTCTGGTGGACGTACGGAGAAATGGACGATGTGTTCTGGCGCACCGCTGGGTCGGGTGCTAGAGCAACTACTCGCATGAAGAAGGGTATTAGAACCGCCGACTCATACGGAGACATTACTTCTCTTAGAAGCAACGGCAAGCCGTTGACCAAAACTGTTCTGCTCGAACTCAAAAGAGGATACACCGGTAAGAAGGGAAAGAAAAGCACCCGGTACATATCTATACTTGACCTGATCGACACTCCTGAAAATAAAAACCGGAAGAAGGAACCTGTTATAATGGAGTGGTGGAAAGATGCCCAAGTGAAAAGGAAAGAGGCGGGACGCAAGCGAGTATTTATTATCTTTCGACGTGATCGAAAAAACACTTGTATAATGATGAGTAGATCTTCATTCAAGCAACTAGAGAAGATTAATGGCCCAATGATTTTTCCTCCGTATTGTTGGAACTGGATAAACTACAACGGCAAGGAGTTCATGGTCTTTACTACTGATCATTTCTTTGGATGGTGCGACCCGGCTTCAATGGGAGCGAGAGTAAAGAAGCCTAAGACGATTAGGAAAATAAAGAAACTGAGGAGAAGAAACTAATGCCTAAAGGAGACAGAGGATTTATACCAGATTGCAATGAGGAAAGAATTGAAGAGTTGAAAAAGGAGTTCGAACAATGGACTGATAAGAAAGCAGATATTCCCGGTATGGCTGAGAATAACTTCCTTACAACGTTTCTTGAAGCAGTTTTTGAATTGATCCAAGAAGCCAACGTTAAAATAACCAAACTACATGAGGAGGATAAGTAAATGGGAGAAAACATTATCGAAGTAGGTAAAGATTACAATCAGGCTCCAAAGAATCTTTGTCCGTATTGTAAGGAGGACTTGCACCTTATCTTAGATGCTTTCCAACCTGAGATAACAAAGGTTGTGAGAAGTAATTGCCCTCATTGTGGTGGTGAGATATTTGCGGCTATCATGATCATTACTACCAAAGACCACAAGGGCATCCTCGGTGCTATCCAAGCGATTTTAAATATGTTTAATCCTGAGATGGTCACTACCGTTGACAAGATAACAGTTCAATGATTACTCAATACTTCAACCGGGTGAAGGATAAGCACACTAACCGTTAAAAAATAAAGTTCCTTTCTAGGAGGATTAATGCCGCTAACTAATGAAGACATCTATAATGAGATAAGAGACAAGTGCGAGTTCAGAAAGATATATGATCCGCGGCACCATCCCAACTGTAGATTGACAAATTATCGGCACTGTGACGTTAGCAAATGTCCCTTCATCGAACTGGCGAGAAGTTTATTACGACTACTCAAGGAGAAGTAAAATGGTGCGAATATCAAGTCTGGCTCATGCTCTTTTTCATCCGGTGATCCATACCAAACTCAACAATGAGTGGGTGGACTACATTGAGAAGATAGAATTGAATTCTAGAGAACTCAGAAAGAATTTGGATGTATATCCTTTCTGTCCGGTATGTACTGCTACTGCGATGATGAGGAAATGGCGAAGACAAATAAGATTGGAGATAAAAAATGGTAGACCCAAAAATGACACCGGCAATTGCTCTTCGCGAGAAGAAACTAGATGCGGCGGTAGCGATACAAACCGTATTAGATGACTTTCATAAGGACACTGGTTTCTTTATTACTCAAATAAATTTGGTAGAACACAAAAAAAGACTTCGGACAGATACTGTTTTCGTATCTACTATAGAGATAGAGAAAATATAAGGAGAAGTAAATGAGCCTACTCGACCAAACGGCTGAAGAAGTAATCGCTGATATTAACCACCATCACCAGTCTGCTATATATGCCATTAACAAAAGAGCTCCGGCAGAAGAAGTATATCTTAAATGGGGAACTTTTTGTGTCGAATCAAAGATGGAGCTTGAGAAGATGGTTCTAGACACCGGAATGCAGCACCTAAAATGGATGTACTCTTATCTCCAAAACAGAAACCAAAGTATTACGATTCACATGGAAACCAGACTTGGAAAAGTAAAAGAGAAAAAGGAACTCAAGAAGACTGGTATTATAATGGTTCAACTTATCTTCGGTCTGGTCGAACCGGGAAAGCCTTGCGATCTTTGCAAGAGAGTAGATGATCATTTGCTTCAACTGAGCAGTGGCAAATGCGATATAGTTGTCGGCAAGCAAATCTTTGTGAGTAGTTACCCCAGCAAGTTTAGATACAATGCTCCTAAGATGTTTATCCCTCCTAAGAATCCGGTGGTGTTAGATGGAGTATAGATACAAATATAAGAAGATATTGTTTGATGGGCGAGAAGTATCCATCAAGGTGCTAGCCGAGCAGGCGAGTAAATTCTATGTCGTGAATAATGAGGTTCACGGTATTATGGGATGGGCCGAGAAGATAGGCGTGGCCCCGAACACCTTGTATAACAAGGAAGCATTGAAGGGCGAGAAGGCTTTACTCGAATATATCAAAAACAGACTACCACCTTTGGAATAACTTCTTCTGGCCGTACATATGATAAACATATAGTCCGGGCAATTTGAAATGCATATATCCCGCCCTATTAAGAGCACCAGAATATCTATTATCTACTCCATATAATCTCTTCTTGTTTTCGTCAAACCCTCCCACTTCCTTCCATACGGTTTTATTCGTAAGAAGCCAGAAACCACTCATCGCTCCTCGGCATTGCTGAACATTACTTCCATGCATCTCATATAGTTTTCTTGCGAAGGCGCAATGCTCTCTGATATCGTGAGACATTGGGCCATCTTTTACTTTCTGGCCCGGGTTACCAATTCGATTTGTTACAGCACTGATCCAACCGGTTCTGTCGCCGATAAGATTAATCGCATCAACGCACATCTGATACCAGTGCCGATTGCATAAGAAGATATCGTGATCGAGGAAGAGAACCCATTCACTGGTGGCTCTCTCCATCGCACGATTATAAGCACTCGCCAATTTGCTTTCAGTATCCCAAGCAATCATTACTTGTATTGGTTCGGTATCCATTATGCCACCGTCTTAGCTATAGCTGGATCGACAAAGGAAGTATCACTTACTTCTTTTCCGACCAACTCAGAAATATCGGCCGCCACCTTCGTTGTATTGTGGATGAGTTCATTGAAAGTAACTGGCAGATGAGCAAACGGGTCGCCCATCGATTGCAAGTTCTCCATTAGCAAGAAGTTATATGAGTGAACAAGCTGCTCGAACTGTCCTATCTCTTTTTCTTTGTTACCTCTCACTTGCATGGAATGAGCAATGTCTGCTGCTGCTCGGTGAAGAGAGATAATCCTCACATCCTTTTTAGTGAAGTGCATATCCTTCATAACATCCCACCAACTCTGTATTGTGAGATTTGTTCTCGGGTCCTTCCATCCCCAGCAATCATTACTTCCATAGAACTCATTTATAAGAGACTTCATTTTATGTCTCAGGTTAGCGTCCTTGGTGATCGGAATATCCGGTATATCAGGGTTAAACGACTTTACTCTATAACCATTTTCCTTGAGTATAGCATCGTTTACTCTTCTGAACCGGACATTCTCATAAAAGCCTTTCGGGTTCTCTCTCATTGGTGGCGGATAGAAATCTTTCTTCTTCTCATCTCCCATTGTGATCCCATTGGCATGAAGCATCCCGGCCATTGCCGAGGTTCCAGACCTATGCATCCCTGCTACTATTACTATCATCTCTCCTCCTAATCAAATTTATATTTATGCCAAAAAAACTCGTTCCCCGTCCCTTTACGATACCACCAAACATTGGCTCCCTTTTTAGAATGCTCATGATCGGGAAGTAGTTCATTCCCCGCTTCGATTACTCCATATTTCGGCCTATCGATATAACCGTGCCCGGCAATTACTCCCCCGACCTTTACTTTTGGGAACCACTCTTCAATATCTGTGAGCACATACTTTTTAGTGTGATTACCATCGATGAAGACAAAATCGAAACTCTCGTTCTCGTATTGAGCTGCGGCTACGACGCTGTATTCCTGAAGCAACATGAACCGGGATCCAAACGGCTTCATCTTTAAAAGCATATCTCGTTTTACTACTTTTAGATCTGCTCTAGCCACCACGCCTCTTTGTCTCAAATAGTTTTGAAATTCGGGATATCTCTCATATGGATCGACTCCTATAAAGAGACCTATATCCAAATTACTCATTAGGCCAAAGGCGTTATCCCCTTTGAATACACCTACCTCTGCGACCATACCTAACTTTACTCCCTTGAGCCGGTCTATCAAGTACCTTGTATGAGAGTGCATTTCAAATCCTTTCTCCACGGACTTGAAGGGAGAATTACTTCTCGCTTCATCCGCCTTTTATACTTATATGCCAATGAGCAAACCTCTTCAAGGTACCTACTATCGACCTTGATAGGATTGAGGCCTAGTTCGAGAAACTGCTCATTCTCCAAAGTCAATTCATTCTCCTCCGGCTCAACCCTTGTATTGCTATAGTAATTGATCTTTCCTCCGGTCATCTTAGAGACGGTCTTCGCTAGATCAATGAGCCTGAGCTGTTCGGTCGTTTGATTGAATATCTTTACTTCATCAAAAGCCTCAGGAGGATTGGCAATTGCGATGCTGATGCAATCACAACTATTTATGATATGGATAAATGCTCTCGTCTGTTGGCCCGTACCATACACGGTTAGCGGATGATCGTTTGCACCTTGAGTGAGGAAACGATTAAGCACTGTTCCATAATCTCCGCAGTAGTCAAACCGATTAATCAGACCTTCATCCATATCGGTCTCCGGTGTATTGACGCCCCATATTACTCCTTGATGAAGATCGGTAATCCTGATGCCATCGTTCTTCGCATAAAACCGGAACATCATAGAGTCCATCGTCTTCGTCATATGGTACACGCTGCCCGGGTTCATAGGGTAGTAATCTCTCATCAAAATATATTCACTACTCTTTGGATCGAGTACTTGATATTCGAGATACCCTGCAGGAATCGGTATTGCGGAGGAGTGATATCCGTAAACTCCGGTTGTGCCGATATGGATCAAGTGAACATCCAAACCGGAATCTACTATCGCACATAAGACATTATGAGTAGCCGCGGTATTGTTGGCGACAGTATACCGCTTATGTATTTCACTTTTCATACTGTAAGGAGCCGCTCGTTGCTCGGCCAAGTGTACGATTACTTCCGGCCTTACTTTTCGGATCACATCGAATAGACCATAATAGTTCTTAGCTATATCTACTCGTTTGAATGCGATTACTTTTCCGGCGACCTTCTTCCAAATTTTAACACGGTCGCCCAGAAAAGAAATGGGAGTTAAAGAGTCGCAT